CTCAGATGATTGTTTTTCCCTCATGGTTGCAACATGAAGTGCTAACACAGACTTGTGAACATGACCGTATTATGATTTCTGGTAATTTGAACATGGATAAAGAGAATGAGTCTTCATTAACATGAGTTCACTAAAATCAATTGTATCTAATATAGAAAAAGATAAGTTGTTAGAGGAAAAGAAACTTCGGCAGCTAAGAACCAATCCAGCGTCCATATCTTTTGATGTAAAATTTCCTGTTGTACAGAAGGATCATTCAAATGAAGAACTTCAGAAACGACTTGCACAGGCCTGTAGGGATATTGGTGATGTTCAAAAGTCATCGACCAATGTACAGGGAAGTATGACTGGCTGGTATATGCACGAAACCAATTCTGATTTTATGGAAGTGTGTCGCATGGCAATAGAATTGGCGTATGACAATTCTCCAAGACAGGGAGTTCCGTTAATGCCATACGATTGTTGGGGTGCGATATACTCTAAAGGAAACTATACCAAAACTCATGAACATTGGCCACAGATATGGAGTTGGGTGTATAATGTGGAATGTTGTGAGAAGTGTACACCTTTAGTCTTTAACGATTCCATACACTACGATTCCTCACATTCATTAGTTCCTAAGAGTGGTAACATGGTTTTATTTCCAGGCTGGATTCGACATTCTGTACCAAAGCAACAATGCGACCACGATAGAATTATTCTAGCCGGGAACCTTGGAATGAATCCGTGGCAGTTGGTCTTGGGAATGGAAAAGAGAAATGCTTCTGCTGTGAGTGAAGAATTTAAAAATATGGCCGAGTGGTTGTATTAAAAATATAAATATTCCATGAAAAGATATCGCATTATCCAAAGAACCCACAATGAACCGTTCAAAATGGATATATTATGTGAAGGTATGTTAGAAGAGGAAGCCTCTGAAGCATTACAAACATTTAAAGCAACATATCCTGATAAAACTTACAAAGTAGAAGAATATAACTTTGATCCCGAAGGTTCTCATTGGGGTCGTGATCCAGACTTACATTAATCCTTATAAATAGTCAAAAGACTATTTCAAAGGGATATTATGGCAGAACAAAGTTATTTTATGGGTCTGGACGGATTCGTTTGGTTTACTGGTGTTGTTGAAGATAGAAATGATCCCGAATTATTAGGTCGGGTCAGAGTTAGGTGTGTTGGTTTTCATACTGACAACATAACTGAACTTCCTACATCAGAATTACCTTGGGCTCATGTGATGCATCCTGTCACAGACCCTTCCATGCATGGAATGGGTAACACTCCCTCTTTTCTTGTTGAAGGAACTTGGGTTGTAGGATTTTTTCGTGATGCAGAAGAAAAACAACAACCTATAATTTTAGGTTCCTTGCCTGGCACCCCAAAATTTCCCGCTGATCCTCGTTATGGTTTTAATGATCCAAGAGGCGAGAGTGCAATACAATCAGAATATGAAGGTAAAGTAACCTACGGGCCATACCCTGTAGATGAAGGTGAATCTGTAATGCCTTCTGGTCATTCAATAGGAGAATCAGATACTAATCGTTTAGCACAGGGAGAAACTTCAGAATTACATAACTCTCTTATTGCTCGCCGCAAACAACGTCTACGGGGTGATCCTGATCCAAAAGAAGAACCAGAAGATGCCGCAGACAAAACAGGAATTCCTACTGCTACCAAACCATATCTTAAATCTGTATCTGATGCTGCTGTGGATGAGACTCGTGGTTTTTGGAATGAGCCCGATCCCAAGTCAATTAAAAAAGATGCTAATCCGTATGTGTCATCTCAATATCCATATAATCATGTTCATGAAAGTGAATCTGGACATATTCGTGAGGTAGATGATTCTCCCGGCCATGAAAGATTATTTACTCAGCACAGGTCTGGAACATTTGAAGAAATACACCCTAACGGCAATAAGGTTGTTAAAGTAATTGGTGATAACTATGAGATTGTAGCTGGTAGTTCTAATGTTTCTATTTCGGGGTCTGTTAATATAACAGTGGAAGGAACAGTAAGAGAATTAATCAAGGGAGATTATATCTTAGAGGTAGAAGGAGACTATACTCAAAAGGTACACAAAAATCATTTGGTAAAAGTTGGTGCCGGTGAATCTGGTGGAAACCGTGAAGAAGAAATACGAGGAAATCATGCACAACAAATTAATGGTTATAGGGTATCTCATATAGGTGGGTTTGATGATCTTATTATTGAAGAGGCCAGATTTACACTTGTGAATGATACAGATAGTTTAAATGTTATAAATGATATTGCGATTATTTCTGGTGAAGGGAGTATAACTGCAATTGCCTATGAAAATTTATCTACTTCAACGATATCAGGCATAACTGCTTTCAAATCTGGTGCTGCATTGAATATGAAGTCTGTTGGAGCAATGACAATTCATTCTGAGAGTACTCTAACTGAAACAGTCGATTCAAATGTGGCACGAACCACCACTGGAACCCATACTCAAACTACTGGTGGAACCCATACTCATAAATTTACAGGTGAAGTAACTAATCATTATGTTAGTGCGTTTAAAGAGAAGATTGATGGTGATCATTATGTTGATAAAGAAACGGGAAAAACTGATCATACCCATACAGTATCGCCTGCAAGGTCTACTGGTACAGATGCAGTAACAGGATTATAGGATACCATAATGGCTAATATTAAAATTCCAAATTTATGTGGTGCAAATGCAGAGTTTAATTCTGTACAAAGTAAATTTGAAAGTTTACTAAGTGATGCAGTTAGTGGTTTAGAATCAACTGCTTCTTCTTTATCATCTACTCTGGATTCAGCTGTTACTTCTTTGACAACAGACCTTAGAGATTTAATGCCAGAAGTGCCATCTCTTCCCGATGTTAATTTACAATCATTGTTAACAAGTTTGTCAAGCTTGACTCCAGGCACTCCTGAGTATATTACCTTATTGGCTGAAATTACAACTAAATTTGGAACAGAGTTGACAGCTGCAGGCAAGAGCTTAGATACTCTAGTAACAAATGCTCGAACACAAATAGAAGGTGGTGGTGATTTGTGTTCAGTAGTTCCTAATTTTACAAAGGCAGCAGATGGGTTAACGGATGCTAAAGAAAAATCATCAGAATCTAAACAACCCAATGTAGATGCATTACAAGAAAAAACTTCTACATTAATTAAAAATGCTGAGGTTGTTGCACAACGAACTGGTTTAGGACTCAGAGTTAAAAAAATGATAACCGAAGCTTCCACGGCAGAAGATGTTGTTGTGGATACCGTTACATCAACTACACCACCTACATCTGATACTGGGGCATTTACTGTAACAGAAACCACTAGGGGATTTGGGTTTGATGTGAATACAATTAAAGTTACTACCCCTGCATCCCAAGATGGTAAAAATATTACTACTGCCGGATTTGCTAGAAGAAAAACAAGGGCGAAGGAAAGATTTAAAGATAGTGATGTAACACAATCTGGGGATACTTGGACAATTAAATTATCACATACACCTGTTGGTGTTTCTACCTTAACAGGAAATTGTTTAATAACAAGAGCGTCTAAAGAGGTTCAAGCTTGGGTGCATATTGTTCCGAAAGGAGAACCCAATGTTTTAAGCATAGGTAGTAGGAATCAGGGAAGGGCATTTTATGAGGTTGATGGTCAAACGATAAAGATCACTGGTCGCGGGCATGATTTTTTTCCTCACTCTGATAAACACACAACCCATTTTCATAGTTATCTTGAAGATGTAGAGTTTCAAATATCCTATGATTATTTTGCGAATTATGATCCAGGCCTAGTTAAGGTATGATAAATGATTCTAATAAAGAACACTATCGTAACTGTGAATGTTTTTTATTGGATGCCAGATTACCAACACATTCTTCAAGAATTTATTTGGCAGATGGATGATGTAAAACCAGAATATCCAAGAGTACATAAATTTTTAAATTATTGGCATGATAATATTGAAGCAATAATAGAAGAAATTAAGATATATTAAATTAGTTATTAAAGGACATCTTATAAATAATAATAACAGGAGTCTATAATGCCAACACCAACTGCCCATAGAGATGCCCAGGCCTTCAATGACAGTCCTCGCAATGTGCGTACATACTCTGACTTGGATTTATTCTTTGCGGCAAAAAGTGTGTCTAAGGATATTAGTAAAGTAACTGACATTCAAGCAGTAAAAAGATCAGTTCGCAATTTGGTATTAACCAATCATTATGAGAAACCTTTTCATCCAGAAATTGGGTCTGGTGTTAGGGACATGTTGTTTGAATTAATGACTCCAATTACTGCGAATATTCTTGCAAGAAAAATAGAAGATGTTATTGAAAATTTTGAACCTAGAGCAAAATTGATAAGTGTCAGAGCTCAACCAAATTTAGATCGTAATGAATACGAGTGTACTATACAATTTTATGTTATAAATACCCCAACCGAATTAGTAGACCTTACGGTAATGTTAGAGAGATTACGATAATGGCAATAAACCCCACACGACTAAATGTAACAGAATTTGATTTTGATGACGTAAAAGACAATCTTAAACTATTCCTCAAGGCACAGACAGAATTTAAAGATTATGATTTTGAAGGTTCTGGTATGAGTGCCCTATTAGATGTGCTTGCTTACAATACACATTATCTTGGATTTAATGCCAATATGTTGGCCAACGAAATGTTTTTAGATAGTGCATCACTTAGATCAAGTATAGTATCTCACGCAAAAACTTTAGGGTATGTTCCTACTTCTGCTAGAGCTTCTACTGCAACGGTAGATATAACATTAAACACTCTTGGCCTTTCTACAGCAACTATGCCTGCCGGAACAGTTTTTACTACAACCGTTGATGGAACAGATTATCAATTTGTAACTTCTTCTGCTGTTACTGCATCAAATACTGGTGCTGGTATTACCTATAATGATACTAAAATCTATGAGGGAACTTTTATATCAACTCGTTACACTGTTGACTTGTCTGATGCAGATCAGAGGTTTCTTCTTACAAGCAACAGTGCAGATACAACTACATTAATTGTTAAAGTTCAAACATCTTCATCCGATACAACAACAAACACATATACTGAAGCAACGGATATTACACAAGTAGGAACCGATAGTAATGTTTATTTTTTACAAGAAGTAGAACGAGGATTATTTGAAGTTTACTTTGGTGATGGTATAGTTGGTACTGCATTGTCAGATGACAACATTGTTATTTTAACTTATGTTGTAAGTAATAGAGGTGATGCAAATGGTGCTGCTATATTTACAAATGCTGGAGCTATCGGTGGAGTTACTGATGTATCAGTTGTAACAGACGCAACTGCTACTGGTGGTTCTGATCCAGAAACTCTTAAATCAATAAAATATAATGCACCTCTTGATTATGCATCTCAAGGTAGATGTGTGACTGCTGAAGATTATAAAGTGTATGCAAAAAAATTGTATCCTAATGCACAATCTGTACAGGTGTTTGGTGGAGAGAGTGGTTCTTATGACACAAGTCTTGGAGTGGTAAGTACAGCTGAATATGGTAAAGTCTTTATTTCAATTAAATCAACTACGGGACTTAATCTAACAACATCTGAAAAAACTCAATTGGTTACTGACTTAGCACCATACACTGTTGCTTCGACCACGCCAGTTATTGTTGATCCACAAATAACAAAATTAATATTAAGCGGTTCATTTAAATTTAATAAAAGCAAGACTTCATCCACCGTTACAGAATTAGAAACATTAGTTAAGAATACTTTGATTAATTATAATAGTTCTGATCTTGAACAATTTGAAGGGCTGTTCAGACATTCAAAACTATTGGGACTTATTGATAACACAGATACTTCAATTACAAGCAGTTCAGTAAATGTTACGATGGGCCAATTCTTTACACCTACTACTACTGCTTCAACTGCATACACAATTGCTTTTAATAATGCATTTTATTATCCACATTCTGGGCACAATGAAAGTGCTGGTGGAGTGATTGCATCAACTGGATTTTATGTAAGTGGTGATGCAACAAACATACAATATTTTGATGATGATGGTGCAGGCAATTTAAGAACATATTATCTTTCTGCTGGAACTAGAGTATATACAGATTCGACTGCTGGTACTGTGACATATTCAGAAGGTAAAATTGTTA